GCTTTGCGTCTGCACGTGCAGCTTCGTATCAACCGAGCCTCCTGTGCCGATGCCCACACGATCCGTTACGCCATCGACCTCGAAAAGGTGGCTGTCGGTATCACCTTCCACCCGTAACCAGGTTGGGCGGCCATCTTCATTGATCACCACATAGCCATCGGCTGTTATTTTTATGCGACTGTATAATGATATGCTATCATTAGCTATCGATAGTATATCGTAGCTTGCTCCTAAACTTGTACCGCTCCATGCATTTCCTGAAGTTGCAATTATATTGATTGCGTTTTTAAAGGCAGAAGAATGCACACCCCCGATAAATAGCCTTGCAAGTTCTTCGTTAGCACCAATTGATCCAGATGTATTCGCCCGTTGTAAATATTGCTTGGCATATGCATCGAGATTACTCACGCCGGCTGCTCCATTGCCAAGATATGAGCTGATGTAAAGCGATGACGCGCTCAGCGATTTTATAACTCCAGCGGTATTGATGTCGTCGCCTGCCGTAGCCGGAGAAAGAATTGTGCCGTTGCGTTGCCAGTATTGAACAGGAGCGGTATCTTCGATCACATTGCCATCGACATCAACAGCTAACCACTTAGCAGCCGTTCCGGTATGCAGTCCATCGCCGTAAGTGTCAAGCGTTAGTTTGCCGACATCCGACAATGCCATTTTACGGGCAATACTTCCGGCTGATTTAAGGTACCATTCAAAGGCGGCATCTTCGGCATCAGCAGTCACATCTGTGAATTTAGCACATATCCGGGCAGCCTCAACAGCTGCAGTTGCATTTTTTAGACTTTCAAACCAAAAACTAAAGTAACCACCTATTCCTGCAGATGCACCACTTGCATGACTTGTCGTTCTCCATAACCTATATACTTCTGCCATTGAATTCCTTGATGATGGATTCGATGCACCGGTATATGCCAATGAAGAAGTAGATTGTGCGGATATACACGTACCTGATGATGATAAAGCATAAATGGCTTGCCCAGATCCTGAATTTCCGGCATAAAAGGCATATGATCCCGAATTATAAGCATAAAACATATCTGCATATAAATAGCCGTCAAGATTTAACCTGTTCTTAAAAGTCGGATTACTTGTTCCTGAATATAAATAAGCATACCCAGGATCAGCGCCTTTCTTTGCAGCATACGGCTCAACGCTTAGAACTCCATTCAGTAGCGATAAGTCAAAGATTCCATCCGCAACATCTATATTACCGGAAGGTGGTACAACTGTTGAGCCTCCAGAAGAAGTCTGCTGATTTTCTGATGTCGAAATCAAAGGCGTTGCAACTGTGATCGAAGTACGGTCAAGTACAACCGCCATCGCTGTTCCTGTGAATTGCCCTTTTGAAGCATCAAAAGACATAGAAATCCACACCCAACTCTTACTAAGCCATGTAAAACCTTTATGAATATTCGGAACACCGTAGAATGTACCTTCATACATTTGAACTGTAACTCTCCGCAAAGCGATCATTTCCCTGCACCGTAGCGAGTTAACAGGATAGGCAGTACCTCCGATTTCTGAGTAAATTGTCCATGCGTTCGCCGGAACTGTATTATCAGCTGAGTTTATTATGTGAATTTCACCGGCTGAAAAATTGTACGGGCCATCACCTAAGATCGAATTTTCAAGTTCAAGATCAGCCAAAGATGAATTACTTACAGTTGCCTGGAATTTATATGATCCTTCCATTCCGGCTTCACCTGTCGAAACAATGATCGAACCTGTTAACTGCGAAGGCCCGTCAGTAGTTATCGGGTCACTACCGAGTGAGTTGGTACAACTTGCCAGTGAATAACTGAAAGTGATATTATCATCAACCCCTATTGTTGCAGGTAATGTAATATCAAACTCATTCATCATTGTAAATAAATCACCTCCTTCGACATCCTCCAAGTAAACTGTTCGTGAGAATGATAATGAGTTCGCTGTTACACCCCAATAGTAAAGACCTGAAGTTGCGTGCTTATGTAAGTAAAGTGATCCGTTCTTTACGGTAATATTATGTTCAAATGTAATATCTGCTTCCGGTCCACTGCCAACAATTTCGAGCGTTGTAACCAGCCTGCCAACAATTCTTATTACAGCCCCTGTATCAAACGGCCCGCAGGTATAAACCGTATCATCATATATTTCAGCCGGGAACAGATTATTACCGAAAACTCCTGATCTATATTCATATTCAGTCGTGACTTTTTTAACCGGTAAAATATGAGTGAATATGCCGCCCGTTAATCTGTCTGGCATGGTCGCTTTCAGGTCTATCAGTTCGGTAGTGATGTACTCCCCATTCTGCCAATCATAATGCCATGCCCTTGTCTGTGCCTGTGTGTAGATGTTTTGCTGAATTACTAAATGAGTTCCATTCCACTGAGAAATTTGTAAGTTAAATGTGATAAGAATATAATTCAAAACATCATACCAGCTCTTTGGAACAACAATACCATAATCATCAACCTCAAGGAAATCCGAATGATTTATCAATGTATTCATCATCGGATTACCATAATTCTCATCAGTAACAACACTCGAATCCATCGAATCCTCATACCATACTGAAGCATCAGTTATGAATTTTGTTTGTGTGCACCCTTCATAATCTGCATAACCCCTGTAAGCAGAATCATAGGGTATTTCTGCTAGTGCATTCCAAATAAGATTTTCAACTGATGATCTGCCAAGATTATCAATATCATAATCATTAAATAGTACATCTTTCAGCAGCCCGAATCCGTCTGTAGCTGTCAATGTAACGTAATCAAAAGGTGGTGACCATGAGGCATCAGGCAACGAAATTGAATCTTGCATCACCGGCCCAGTCCACATACGATCCCACCATTCTGTGTCTGCGTTCCATTTGTAAAGGCAGACAACAAACTGATTCCCTGCCCCGGAAACAATATCAGTCAGTAATGCCCTTGCATTGGTATCATGCTGAAGGTCAACCGTGAACGTGGCTGAAAGTATCGGGGTATAAGTAGTTGACCCGTCACCCTCCCATGAAATATTAAACCCGTTTCCGTCAGGGTAAATAGTCAGAAAGTCAGTACCAGCATAGGTCGTGTCAATGATCTGGACATCCCAAATCTCGCCTAATTGGTTTGAACATTTAAACCGGTAATGAGTAGTTCCTGCCATTATCCTCTGCGTTGTTTTAGATATTTGCCCCGTTCGTTTGAAAGATATATATCGCCAGCCCGAATAGTGCCGAAAACCTCTATTCTTTGTGAACCTCCGCCCCTGCCGTTTGCTATTGCAAATAAGTTAGCCTGCTGTGCTGCATTTAAAACCATCTCGCCACTGTTAGCCCTTATCACTACTTTATCACCGGTCATTGAATTACCTCCAACAATACCACCATCAGCAAAAGCCCCCATGATATGAGCTATATTAGCAATTCCCATACCGACAATTCCTATCGCTGCCGGAATACCTGCTACTGGGCCATAGCCCATTGGAGGAGGTGCGAGCGCTGCCGTTGCAGCCAAATATGTGCTTATCGTTGCCTGTGCGATAGCGAATGTTTTATATGCTGCCGACTCCTCACCAAATGCCATCTGTGCTGCGCTTCCCATATTAGCCATCATGTTAGCAGATGATTCCAAAAGAGCAATATTGGTGTTTATTGACTTGTTTACTCCGTCAATAGCTTTCTTTGTGTTATCTGCGTAACGAGCTTGCAACGAAAGCATATTCGCATTCCCTGTCGTTATTCCTTTCGGCTGCATACTTTTGACATCAGAACCGAACATTCCGGCGGTACCCTGCGGAACTGCAAACTGATTCCAGTTCTGTTGTTTTGTGTACATTTCTTCCATCTTTGAAATGTACAACTCCAAAGATGTCAGATTCTTTTTATTTCCGTCATCTGTTTTTGCATTCAGAACACCTCTTGCCCAGATCAGCTTATTTTCAATTTCGAGTCTTTGTTTTGAAATGTCAGCCATCTTCGCTTCGTGTGCTGACATCTGCCTGGTAGTCGCTAAATTCTCTGTGAACTTCTTATTTGCTTCCTCCGCAAACCGTGCATAATCTGAATTTCCGAGAGCAGTCAACCTCTGCGAAAGTGTCAATGAACTATCAGCAGCAGCCTTCAAACGGTCATTAAATTCCTTCATCAACGGATTTATCACCGTTGCCAATCCCCCTCCGACTGTTTCCTTTATCTCCCCCCAATTCGTTTTTAGCTTTTCACTTTCCGTTGCTGCATTGGCTGCCGACCCTGACCACTTTTTCAATACGAGTTCAATAGCATCCCCGTTCCTCAACTGGTCTGCCGTCAGATTTGCGAACTCTTTGTCAACCCTTGCCAGCCTGCCGGCGGAACCTGCAAGCGTGGCATTGAGCATCATATATGACGCCTGAAGGTCTTGCCCAGTTTTTGATGACAGCTCAATAGCCGCTTGTGTGATCTTCTTTACCTCACCGGCTGATTTCCCAGAAGACACACCAAGCATCTGAATGTTTTTTATGTCTTCATCTTCAATGCCGGTTGCATTTCTCAGGTCATTTGCCTGGCGTGTCAAAGATTCAAACGCCGCCTGATTCCCATTTAATGCAAATAACAATTTCCTGTCTGCTTTGTCGGCCTCTTCAAAAGCAGCAAATGAAGCCCTGCCAAAAGCAACAGCAGCAGCACCGGCAACAGCAAAACCAGCCTTTAGCATATTGATAGAACTTCCGAATCCAGATACTGATTTCTGCGATTCGTTCAATTTCGCTTTCAGGTCTGAATTATCAGCCCGTAACTTGATCAAAAGTTCTTCAACACTTGCCATTTAGTTCCAGTTTTTTTTCATGTACTCCCATTGCTTTTTGCTCATCAACATTTTACGCTTTTTCACGTCACCTGACAGCGGCATCCACTCCTCTATCGCTTTCCTGTCTTTGCTTTCAACGTTTGCAGCATAAACAATCCATGACTGTAAACGAGTTCTCCTCCATTCATCCAAGTTCCTTTCTGCATATCCTTCCAGATAGTTCTGCAAATCACGGTATGTTAGTTTCCAAAACTCAGCCGGTTGTATGCCAGCTATCGCTGCCTGTTTTTGCAACTCATCCCAGGTAGGTACCCTCAGCTTTTTTTTTTGCCGTCTGTCGAAACATTGGCATCGTTGCTACCAAGTACAAGCCTTTCAAAATCTTCCTGCGGCATATCGGAAATCCATTCGCCTACTTTGTATTGGTTGTAGTCAATCGGATTACCGTCTGCCAAATCAGCCGAACGGAGGGCGCAGTAAACCATATCTCGTATGGCCTCCACATTGTGAAGGTCGCCGAAATATGCCTGCACCTCCGCTTCAGTCAGATTGTGCATCTTGCAGAACTCAAACCTGGCATTTAGGTTGAACCGAAGTACCCGGATTCGCCCCCCTATATTCGCTGTTACTTCCCCAAAAGCCATAATTACGAACCTGCTGAACCGGTGGAAATTTTCTTAGTGATAGCTCCGCTTGAAACGAAATTACCCTTTATTGTTGGGCAAGTATCGTTTTTTGTGTCAATCGAAACATCAGAAAACAGCCCGGAAAATTCCCAATAAACACCGTTTGTATTTCCAGTTCCCTGCTGCCCGACCTGAATAGTTGCCAGACCTGAGTTATTCAGGATGCGGTCAATGAGTTCCTCACCGTTCAAAGCGTTATCAGGATCATAGAACCCATCAAACGAACCTTTGATACCGATCTTACCGGCGGTAGGATGGTATGTTATGTTGCCTAAAGAGTCCTGGTTGGTTGTTTCCTGAAGGTCTTTTGACACGGTGAAGCTGCATGAGGTTGTACCACCGATTGCTACCGTTCCGATTTTGACCCG